TCTACGCTTACGTTTGGTTTTGCGGGACTTTCTACGTTTACGTTTGGTTTTGCGGGACTTTCTACGGGATTTGCGGGATTTTCTACGGGATTTTCTACGGCGGCGTCTTCTTCCTCCCACACCATCCTTTTTTTCGTTTGCTTCGCGCTCTGCCTTTTTTCGTCTTTGTGCTTCTATCAAATCTTCTGCTTCTTTTACTTTTTTATGTGCTTCATCAACTGCTGCTTGTCCCCTTGCTTCTTTTGCAGATATAAATTTATCTGCATCCATGTTGTACCTACACTTTACCCATGATTGGTGTTCTTCTTTGTTCTCTGCGTCTGGACGTGCTCCACAATTATCTGCTTCACTCATTATAATATACGCACAGATAATATCCTAAATTTAAATAATATTTAACATGGATTAAATATTATATTATAAAAATCTTAACAATAAGATAAACAACTTAGTTGGAGTATGCAAGACCACCCATACCACTCATGACACGAAGGACATTGTAGTTGGTAGCGTACACACGAACTTTGGCAGTTGCGTCTCCACCGATAGCGGCAGAAGAAAGAACCAATTGAAGAGTAGCGTTATCGATTCTACTAAAATTACAGGTTCCAGATGGCTGGTGTTCTTCTGGGCGAAGAGCGAACGAGTAAACGTTGATACCAGAGTCTGGGTTGCGGGTGTGGCATTGGAATGGTTGAACAACATCGAAGTAGGAACCTTCACGTTCACTGAATCGGTCTTGACCGTTCAATTGAAGTTTGCAGGTAACCACTGGGTTTTGTCCCCAACAGTGTAATCCCAAGGCGGTTTCAGCAAGAACGAATGCTCCAGCATCAGAAACACCACTATCTCCTACACCAGCTTCTTGTGCCATGGCACCAGCTAAGCTAGCATTTCCAGGGTTTCCTACAACAGAAGCAGTAGATTCAGTTGCTCCTGGGTCTTGGAACAAACCAGATGCGCTGATAACATCGTTACCCGATGTTGTGCGACTGGCAGCAGCACTAGAGAATGCGGCCAAAGAGTTTGGCAAAGCATCAATAGCATCTGTGTAATTGTGTGGCTGAGCACCCAAAGCTTTGTTAAGAACAGAGTGTCCTTCAAGAGAAGCACAGTAATCAACATTTTTGTCTGGCTGAACAACGAAAACCAATTCTTTACATGGATGATTGAAATTCAATTTGATTTTATTGGACGAAGAACCAACGGATTCATCACCAGTAAATTGCAATTGTTCGATCAAATATTCATGTGGGTTTTGTGCCATGCGTCTACGTTCATCGGTATCAAGAAATACATAATCAACATAAAGGGAAGCAGCAACCAATGATTGAGCATAAGCTTCACTGGCTTTTACACTTTTTCCTGCGTTAGCGGATTCACCACCAAGGGTGCTTACAGCGAACAAACATTCGTCCGATGGGCGCAATTCCAAATTGATTTTGACTTCGTGGTATTGAAGAGCAATCAATGGAAGAGCAAGTCCAGGGTTACGACAGAACCAAAATTGAAGTGGAACATAAAGAGTCGTTTCTGGAAGAGCTTTTCTGGGTGCGCATACAGCATCGGGAACATCGGCAGATGAACAAGCTGTGGCAATGTTTGCGTAGTTAGGGTCAGTCAAGTAGGTCAACTGAGTGGTGTTACCAACCATTTTGTTGTAACCACGTTCTTGTTCAGAAGTAAGAGTCAATTGGTTCCAGATGTGCATCCAGTCACCATATTGACGATCAATTCTTTGACCACCAATTTCTACTTCAACCATAGAGATAAGATGTTCACCTGGGTTATCCAACCAACGGGCATATGCTGCCATATCTTGGTTGATTTCGGGCATAGTAACTTGTAAGTAAGTGCGATAGCACAGATCACCATTACGGGATACCGTGCATTGGACACGACGTCCAAAATCGGCTTGACCGTTAAATGTTTGTTCAATAGATTCCATAGCAAAATTAGTGTGTCTGCGGTAAGTAACCTTCCAGAAAGTAATTTGCGGGTTACCAGTTAGGTAAACGTCTTGTGCGCCATAAGCGACTAGTTGCATGAGTCCTCCTCCCATAGTTATAATATTGCTAAAGAAAAAAAAATTTTGGAAAATAATTTAATTAATCAATTAATTAATTTATTTTATAAATGAATTATTAAAATCCATATTTGTTACCATAAATCGTTTCAAATATTCATCCAACAATACTTCCTTTTTCCCTTCATGATTTTTTGAAAAAATATATAAATCCTTCTTCTTTTTAACGGCCCAACCATTTTCTAAAGCATTATAAATAAATTTCATTTTTTGAATTGTTATATTTGAATTTTCCATCTAAAAAATAGGTAGAAAGTTTATTTATTTTTTACACGTAATTTATATTTAAAAGTAAAATTTGAATATATATAAATGCCTAGCTTTAAACCAAAAGCTAATAAAAGAATCAATATCAAATCCAAATCAAACATAACCTTAGATGGTAAACATAACGAAAAGATGAAAGAATTTGATAATATTAAAAATACTATTTTGCCAAAATTAAAAAAAGAAAGGAAAGAATTAAGAATTAAATTAAAAAAGAAAATGAAAATTGAAGAAAAACTAGAAATTGAAGATAAAATCAGAAAAATAAAAGACGAGGTGAATATACTTAAAACAAAACAAACAAATTATCTTTTAAACAATTCGAAATATATATTTGATTATTTTGAAAAAAAGAAAATGGTTTCGCAGGGAGAAAAAGTGAAAAAAACTGTCCTAAATAATTTTTTTAGCAAAAACAAAAAACAAAAAGAAAATGAAGAAATAAATGATGTTCAACAATATTTAATTAATGTGGATGAAACCTTTTTGAACATTAATAATTTTATAATAAATTATGATGTTTGTGAAAAATGTGGCGGTGAGTTAGTGGCGGTAGAACATGATGGCGTATTATTATGTAAAAAATGTGGAAAACAAGTATCTGTATTGATAGAAAATGAAAAACCTAGTTATAAAGAACCGCCTAAAGAAGTATGTTTCTATGCTTATAAAAGAATTAATCATTTTCGCGAAATATTAGCACAATTTCAAGCAAAAGAAACCACACAAATACCAGAGGAAGTTCTTATAAATATAAAGAGTCAGATAAAAAAAGAAAGAATTACACTAAAACAAATGTCAAATAAAAAAGCAAAAGATATATTGAAAAAATTAGGATACAATAAATATTATGAACATATTCCATTTATAAAAGATAAATTAGGAATTCGACCTCCTATTATGTCACCTGAATTGGAAGATACATTATGTAATTTATTTATGGAAATTCAAAAACCATATGCCAAACATTGTCCAGATGATCGTGTAAATTTTTTAAATTATTATTATGTGCTTTATAAAATGTGCGAATTATTGGATGAAAGAACTTTTCTGCCTTTTTTTCCTATGTTAAAGGACCCTGTGAAAAGAATAGAACAGGATGAAATCTGGAAAAAAATTTGTAAGGAACTTCAGTGGGAATTTGTCCCAACCATTTAAACATTTATCCAACCACAATAAAGATAAATTTTTAAATACATATAATGTTTTTGAATAAAGAAGTAAAACCGTCTGATATTGTTGATCAGGATTACATATGTTGTTTGTACGCCGATGCAGAAGACGACCGTTTATGTGTACGAGATCGTTGTTTGTTCAACTTAGGAAAAGCATACTGTTTTTGTGTATTGTTTTCATTTTTCATATGTGCAGTAATAATTCTCTCGTATTACTTTTTAAAGTCCAATTGACCAATTTGTTATTATGAAAAATATACAAATAAGTTACAATAATATATTTATTCTTATTAAATATAGTATAATGGTTTTTTTTAAATTTGATAAAATGAAATGGCCTTTAGTAAAAATTACATTGACCGGAAATATAGAGACTGAAGAAGATTTTAATGTATTTTTACATTCTTGGGAAAATTTATATTTGCAAGAAGAACCCTTTACACTTTTATTTGACGCAACCAATTTCGGAATGATAAGTATTTATTATTCTGTAAAAATGACTTTTTTTATTAAAAAATTAAAAAAGAAAAACCCTCAATTTTTATCACAAAGTTTAATTTTATTAAAAGGAAAATGGTTACGATTCTTAGTAAATTTTATGTTTGCCATCGAAAAACCTGTTGCACCAGTTTATGTTTATTATTTACAAAACGAAGAACCGGTTGATTTGATTAAATATTATGAAAAAATTTCTACATCTCCAGAAATATTTGCTAAATTTTTACCTTCAATATAAGTTTATATTACTTCTATTTTTTTAAAATTCCCTCCCCCAATGCCATTTATTTTATCCATTCCATTCTCTATATAACAACAATTGTGCTTATAAAATGGTCTATGTATTGCGCAAAATATTAACTTACATTTACACGGCATATCTGATAACTTTAGTTTTGTTCTACAATCTGGATGATTGCATCGTGGAACCTTTTTTTTAGTTTTGGATTTTTTCTTTTTTGTTTTCTTTTCCAACTTCTGGTTTTGTGCGTTCTCCTTGAAATTTGATGTTTCCATTTTAGTTGACATGTTTATTATTTAATGATATTATTTCATATTATTATTTTCAATTTTTTTTTGTTTTTGAATATAATAAATGGCACAACTAGATGAACAAAACGTACCACCATATTGAGTTGTGTCATTACCATACGTTTCAATAGTTCCATTCGGGTTTATACGAACACGCAAATGTCCGTTGCATTGGGTACATTTTTCAAATGTCTTTTTCATATAATTTTCGGATAATGGCGGACATCCCCATATATGGTTCCGCCCATCATGTGTTGGTGTATTAAATTTGTTCATTGTGAATTATATAATAAATATTTAATTAATTTTATAATTCAATTTTTTATTCTTTTGTTTCACCATCGTCAGTATCGCTTAGTTTTTTGTCTTTATCTGCCTCTTCATCTTGGTTTACAAATCTCCTTGGTTTATCTTTATCTTCGCGCGTTAACACATTTTCACCTTCAAATAATTCTTTACGAATGTCGGCTGATGTTACAGATTCGTTCGATTCTCCCAATGATGTTTCTACTGTGCTGGCATTTTTAACACCGACCAACTGACCATCGTCTGTAATATTTTGCGTAAGTTTGTTTCCGGTTTCTTTTGCTTTCTTAATATTTTCTTCAATTGCTTTTCTCCTGGTTTCTTTAATTCTCTTTTCAAATTCTTGTTTAGCAACTCTTTCATTTTCATTTTTATTATGCATTAATTGATTTAATTCGTCTTCCAAATATTCAACTCGTCCAGTCTTATATGCTTCTGGTTCCCATGGCATCCACATACCTACTGGTCCAACATATACATTATGATTTGGATCTACTTCTCGTAACATTCTACATCGTAATTCAGCCTCTTCTTGTGTTGGGTAACAACCTCTGACTTTCAATCCACGAGTGCTTGTTTGAAAATTGCAGGTATCGTTAAAATCTTTTAGTAATTTCTCTTCATTTGCGTCAAGAAAATTTTTATATTCATCTTGAACACACGTGTTTACCAAATTATCCTTTTCACTTGTCATAAAATCTTGAAAATCAGCATTCATTTTATCAAAATCAACATTATATTTATATGATAAAAAATTCATAAATTGTGTAAATTTATTCATTGATTTAGTAAAATCAAAATATTTTAGGAATTCTTCAAATAAAAACTGATTTTTTTGTTTTAAAATATTTTCAGGACTAATAAATGAAATACACGCAAATCTCTGACCGCTAACTGGTTTATCTTCATCCAACAAATCAATGTATTTAGGATTTATCATCCCGTTGCTATCTTTTTGATATTCATATTTACTCATTATAACTTTATTACATAATTTTATTTTAAGTAATTTATAATCTAATATATATTTTTTTCTAATTATTTATTATAATGTTCGGAAAGTTGAGCGAAATGATTGATCCTAGTGAATTAGCTAGAAGAGCTATTAAATATTTAGTAGAAGGTCTTATGGTTGCAATTGCTGCATACGCAATTCCCAAAAAATCTTTGAATTTTGAAGAAATCGCACTTATTGCTTTAACTGCTGCAGCTACATTCTCCATATTAGATACATATGTTCCATCAATGGCTGTTTCCGCACGCTCAGGCGCGGGATTCGGTATAGGTGCAAATCTGGTTGGATTTCCACGAATGATGTAATAAATTGATATAAATATAATCATTAATATTATTAATAATTATATGAAACAAACAAAAGGCTTAAAACGAAACACAATTGATAAATTTTATACAAAAAATAGTGCTGTTCTATTTTGTATTGAACATATCCAAAAATATGTAACTATTGAAAAACACGATTTAATAATTGAACCAAGTGCTGGAAATGGCGCATTTATTAACGCGATAAAACAATTGTCAAATAATTATCGTTTTTATGATATAAAACCTGAAAATGATGAAATTGACAAACAAGATTATTTAACATTGGATTCCAAATTGGCTAATAAAAGAATTCATGTAATAGGCAATCCACCATTTGGTCGTCAATCTTCTTTAGCATTAAAATTTATGAAAAAATCCACAAGTTTTAGTAATACCGTTTCATTTATATTACCTAAGAGCTTTAAGAAAAATAGTCTTAAAAATAAAATAGATTTAAATTTTCATTGTGTTTGCGAAGTAGATTTGCCTGAAAATTCATTTGATATAAATAACGATGATTATAATGTTCCATGTGTTTTTCAAATATGGGTAAAAAAAACAGAAAAAAGAAAATTACCAAAAAAATTAGAACCAAAACATTTTAGATTTGTAAAGAAGGACCAAGACCATGATATATCCTTTAGACGTGTTGGTGTTTATGCTGGAAAAGTTGATACAGAAACAAATGAAAAAAGTTTTCAATCTCATTACTTTATTAAATTTGACGAAGGAGTTTTTAATCTTGAATTACTAGACAAATTAAAAAATATTATTTTTAAAGAATGTAATGATACTGTAGGTCCAAAATCAATCTCGAAACAAGAATTAATTAGAGAATTCAATATAATTCTCAATCAATAGTATATATATATGAATGAAATTATATATACTATCATAGAATCGGCGTACATTTATTACATGTATAATATTTTCAAAACCAATATTTCTATAAATCATCCAGGAGAATATATATTGAATAATTTACCAATAAGTGATTTTTTTAAACATCCGCTGAATAATTCCGTGTATGAAAACAAAATTTGTCCCTTAGGACATATCACGTCAAAATTATTGGTTGTGTGGTTATTTTTAAGACTGTGTTTAGTAAAATACAATAAAACACACACTAAATTAGCCAATTCCATTATTTTTGGATTATTCTTTATATTATCATTGTTGATGAATTTGAACGCATTTATTTATTTGATTCCAGTATTTATCTATGAATATTTAAGATATTAATTACCATTTTGATTTTTTAACATTGATGCGTGGTCCTTTTCTACCCTGCGTAGTATCAAACGTTTCTTCATCATCATCTGATGTCATGTCTTTTGATATATCCCAAAATTCTTTTGCTCCCAATTTAAAACTTCCATGAGATGAAGCTTTATACCAAAATATTTGGTCTTCTAATTTATTTGACTTTACATTATTACTAACAACCAAACATTCATAATTTTCTGTACATTGGTCCATAACCTGGCAAAAAGATTCAAAAGTAGGAAACATACCTGCATAATTTTCAAATATTCTCTTTCTATTAGCAATATAAGGTTCACGCAAAATAAAAGTAAAATCAATATTAGTTCTTAAATTAGGAGGGACCCCTAAAGGATATTGCATAGTAATAACCAACATCAATTTCCAATGTCTCCCATTCATAAACATCATTCTCATCAATTTCTCTCTGGCCCAACTATTATCATATAAACAATCATCTAAAATTACAAATGCTCGCGGATCAATATTGGTTCTACCATATGCCTCTTTTTCTTTCTTAATTTGCTTTATTACCATTTTTTGTCTTTTCATAATATTTTCAAGAATAGCCGTATTATATTCATCGTGAATAAATAACTTTGGAACCATTCCACCATAAAAGCCATTTCCTGCTTCAGTTCCGGAAATAACAGTTCCAATAGGAATATCTTGATGATAATATAGCAAATCTCTAACTAAATAACTTTTACCAGTGTCACGACGGCCAATCAAAACAATAACTGGCCCAGAAGCCGTATTGGGATCAAACACTATTTTTTTCATATCAAACTTTTTTAATTCAAGGTTCATTATATAAGATTAACATATTTTGTCATATAATCCAACGCACCAAATAAGTTAAAATATTAAAGAAATTTTATTTTAATTACTCAAACAAAATGTTTTCAATATTTTATCAAAAAAATAATAATAAAGATTTGTTCAAATCTTTAGAAGAAATTGTAGATTCTACTAAAAATCAAAACTATATTCCAATATATAAAAATTTTTTTAATATTAACAATCAAAATTTTAATAACATAAATTTAAACCATACATACAATTTACACTTGATAAACAGTAAGAAAGCTGAAAATATATATAATTGTAATCTAAATTTTGGAGATAATCAAACCTTAAGTCGTGATTCATTTTTCAAATTTTCACCGTTATTAGACCCATTAAAATATATGACAGGCAAATATAAAAATATAACAGACGATGATTTATTATCATTGCCCGCTATAGAAAAACGCAAATGCCTTGAAAAAGTTAACAGAATTAATAATTCTGCCTATATAGATAGTTTTTTTTCATATTTATCAAGTCAATTGCTACACGAACACGATTTTATTCATGGACTTGATTTTTATGGTTCTTTTATATGTATAAAAAATAATTATGAATTTGATATCATAGATGATTTAGAATTTTTAAACGATAGTACTTATTTTCATAAAAATAAGAATATCAAATACAACATTACAAAAAGTAGTAATATTAATTTATTTTCCGAAACTACTAGAAATTATAAAGAAAAAATAGAATTTCTAGATGATAATTTAACGTTTGAAATAGATGACACTACTGAACTTAACTTCAATGATTTATTTATTAAAAATTCAAAACCATTAACTGTGGAAAATTTGAAAGAATTTAACTTGAAAAATAATGTTGTTTTTGAACAAGATATATCTAATAATAAAAAATCATCATCTTCGTCATCATCATCCACAAGTTGTTCATCAAGAACCTCAAAAACTAGTGAAGAATCTGAAAACGTTTCTTTAGATTCAGATTACATGGAAAATAATTCTGAAAACAGTAATTCAAATAGCGAAGATAGTGATAACAGTGAAAATGAATCAACATTAAGCAGCAATATTACCGCAAAAGCAAGAATCAATGAATTTCCTGTACAATTAATATCATTGGAATTAATGGATAATACCATGGATGAATTATTAGAACTTGATGGTGAAGATATAATGGAAGATAAAGAATGGACATCGTGTTTTTTTCAAATAATTATAACATTAATTACTTATCAAAAGGCATTTAATTTCACACATAACGACTTACATACGAATAACATAATGTATAAAAACACAGATAAAAAATTCATTTATTATTTATATAATTCAAAATATTACAAAGTTCCAACGTATGGAAAAATTTATAAAATTATTGATTTTGGACGAGCGATTTATAAATACAAAGAGAAGGTTGTTATGAGCGATAGTTTCCATCCAAAAGGAGATGCAGCAGGACAATATAATTACGATTGTTATTATAATAAAGAGAAACCAGAAATCAAACCAAATACCAGTTTTGATTTATGTAGATTGGGAACTTCATTATTTGATTTTTTTGTAGATGATATTGTAGATTTGAATATGGATGAACTGAGTCCAGTTGAAAAAATGGCAGTAAGTTGGTGTTATGATGATAAAGGAAAAAATGTATTATATAAAAACAATGGAACAGAAAGATATCCAGATTTTAAATTATATAAAATGATTTCGCGTAATGTTCATAACCATGATCCCAACGAAGTAATAAAAGATAATTTATTCAAACCATTTTTAAGTAGTAAAAAGAAAATCGGGAAAAAATCTAAAATTATCAATATTGATAAAATACCATCTTATGTAAATTAAATAACATACGATATATATATATATATATATATATATATGGCTATTGTAAATAGTATAAATTTAATTGATGATTATGGACAACATTTGCTTAGGTATTACAATGACGATATGTCATCGCATGATTGTGAAACATTATTTCAAACTGAAATAACACAAGAAATATACGATACATTTATACCATTGGGTGTGAGTAACGTTGATTGCGGACCAAATACACTGTGTGCTTTAGGTGTTTTATCGAGACAAGACGCAATAAAACTAGGTCAAAATACGTCGCATCGCGGAATGTATAGTATGGAAATTGCACATTTTATGCAACTATTTTTAAAAAATATAAAAAAAAAAGTTACACAAACATCTTTTATGCCAATAAGTGTTGATAAATTTACAATAATCAAAAATAGATTATTAAACAATCACGCTACTATAATTTTACTCAGTAATTCGGGTAAATTTGGACATTATTTATTATTAATGAAATGGAACAATGAATTTAAACTTGTTGACCCTCAAAATATGATAGTTTTAACGAATGATTTACAGGTTGACAAATATATTAGAAGTCAAAAATTGAATAGTTTTAAATCGTTTTGCGTTAAAGATGTTGTACCAAATAATAAAAAAAGAACCAGAGGTTCAAATACAATATTTACAAGATCCCTGAAAAGAAATCGAACCGGTAGAAAAAACAAACCAAAAAGCAAAAACAAACCAAAAAGCAAAAACAAACCAAAAAGCAAAAACAAACCAAAAAGCAAAAACAAACCAAAAAGCAAAAACGAAAAAAGTATTCAAAAAGCAAATAATATTTATAAAAAATTGACTTAAACCCAACTAGAATATATATAGTATATTATTATGCAAATCTTTGTAAAGACTCTTACTGGAAAAACTATTACACTTGACGTCGAACCGAGTGACACTATTGAAAATGTAAAGCAAAAAATCCAGGACAAGGAAGGAATTCCTCCGGATCAACAGCGATTGATTTTCGCGGGAAAACAATTGGAAGATGGGCGCACACTATCTGATTATAATATTCAAAAGGAAGCGACTCTACATCTAGTGCTAAGACTACGTGGGGGATATTTTGAAATGTAATGTGGTTTCTTAATTATATAATTAAGAAATATATATATAAAATTTTTTCATTATTTTATATATATGAATAATATTTACAAGCGTGGTTTGTTTAAGAGATTTTTGAAAGATTGGACCGACATAATGTTTGAGAGGCAACATGAAGCTACAAAACAATTAAGAACATTTACTTGTGTTAAAAATAGAAACAATAATTACGAGGTTGAAAATGAAAAATGGTTTCCCAATCAATTGAATTCTGGCGAAGACTATGCTATTAAAAATAATAACAGCGACAATGATTTATTGTATTTATTAAAAAAAAATGATAAATCGGATTAATTTTATATTATAAATTTTCTAATATAAAATTATTTTTTAAAATGTCTTAGTTTTTTGTATAATAAATAATCACTTGATGAGAAATTACGCTTATGTTTTTTAATTTCTTTTTGAGTTGTATTACTATTCATAGATGCGGTTCTCTTAGTTAAATGATTCAATAATCCAGACGAACCATCTTTTTCGGATGAAATAGTAACTGTAGTGGCTACAAAATCTTCTCCCGGTGTATCATCTGTACCATTTGTAGAAATACCACCAAAATAGTAAGTCATTCCATCGAAAGTTGTACTATCTCCATCTTTCCAATTTCCATTCTCACCAGTTCTTGTTATAATTGTTGAATTATTGTAACCAACAACACTATATTCATTGTTTGCTAATTTTGTAAATGTAATATTATTTGCACCAGTATTAAAAACAACCGTGTCATTAATAGATGATAAATTTGCATAAACCGCTGTATCATTATCAAGTGGGCTATTGTTGGATAAGTTGACAGTTTCTCCACTTTTAATAACCATTACATTTGTTTTAACAATCTTATCATTTAATGCCAATTCTTCTTTTGTAACCTTGAACTGTTTACGCATAGGATTTGATGAAAATAATAATTTTAATACAGCATGTCTTTTTTGTCTTTTTTCCACTAATGTTGTTATATTTTTTAATGGTTGATTTAATGTTAATGTAATTATGTCTCCGTCATTATTGATTACTTTATTTTTAACAATATCTATGTCGTTGGCTGCAACACCGGAACTAGCTGCTTCAGTTTCTAAATCATCAATTGTTTTTTTATTTTGACCAGATGAAGTAAAAAAATAAAATACATTACTAGCAGTTACATTTCCACCCGATGCTAAATTAGAAATATCCGAAGCAGATAATGCTTGATTAAAAAATCTTACTTCATCAAATTTACCACCACCTCCCCATTGATCGTATTGACTTGAATAAGTTGAACCACCATCATCAGGTTGTCCGAATGTAGCAGGCATATTTGTTGCTGAAGAAAATTCAATATAAAAATGATGCCATGTTAAATCGGCATAAGTTATGGGAGTATAACTGGATTCCCACGAAGTTGTTATTGCCGAAGATTGGTCTACACCATTAACATATAATTTACTTACAGCACTGGATGAAGACATAAAAGAAATTTTATCTTCCTCACTATGTCCGACAACATTCTTAAAAAACAATGAATTGATTCCATTTGTTTGTCTATTATTATCAAATACAGATTCCATACTGGAACCGCTATTAGCACTATCTCTATAATACCAAAAACTAACTGATTGATAAGTTGTGGTATTTATTCCCCATCTATTATAATTATTTTTACCTCCACCTTGTAAAGCATAATTACTTGAATTATATCCTCCAGAAACAATAGTTGCTGTAGTTACATTACCAGTATATGCGTTGTCTTCAAAATTTTCATATAATAATTGCGCAGTTGATAAAATACTATCATCAACTGAATCACCAGTAGCTGATGAAGCATTTGAATCATTCGTATATTGATGTGCGGGTCTTCCATTTACAAGCAAAATATTATTATGAATGGTAATTGTTGCAGTAATATTAGAATCTATATTGAGAGTTTTATAATCCGATATTTTAACATATGGCCAATCGGAACCAGTATATGATGGTGTGTTATTAGTATCGGAATTATTAACATAAATAGTTCTTTTTCCAGTGTTTGCTGAACCACCTGACGTTGTGCCTGGTAAACTTCCAGATACTTGTAAAATTTCATTTGTTCCTTCAGTTTTTTTACTAATATTTACAGTATGATATGTAAAACTAATTACGGCATCACCATTGGCGTTTGCTATATTTTTATTTGCAGTTGCACTTTTTGTATATGTTATCATTGTTTTATTAATATCAGTAACTGTTTCTTCAGGGCGAATTAATAATGTTCCTTCTTCCATAACTATTACATCGTGAATATTTTTAACAACACCATCAACTCTCAAAAGAAAATCATTTTTATCAATATTTGTATTAGCGGCAATTGTTTGATTAAATGTAAAAATTAATGGTTTAATATCATTACCATTTTTAATACGAAAACTATTTATTTTTTTATTATTATTATCTTTTAAATGTTTTATAGCGTTAGAATTTTTTTTATAAACAACATCAACCGTGTTTATATCAGTAATCGCCGTAGTTGTCGTTATTAATAATTTACCACTTGATATATTAATTTGATCAATAGCTAATGTATTATTTCCCTGTTTTATGATAAAATCATTTTTGTCATAAGAATCTGAACCAGAAATTAATTTATTAAATGTAATCGAAGTAGTGTCTACAATACTAGGTGCGCCTATCGCATTTTCTGTTATAAAAAACATATTATACATAGTGAAATGCTTATAATTTCCACTATTCAGCCAATTAAATAAAAATTTATCACCTGATTGAATAGTATATTCACCATCGAATATTACGGTAGCATTATCATTGGCTACCGCAGTATCAATATGCCAATCTGTTAAGTTATCCCATGTAGAAACTAAACCAGTATTAAATGTTCCACTACCTATATTACTTACTCCTGTTACATTTAATGATGTATTTGTGTTTCCACTTCTTATTCCAAATTTAGCATTCAATGTTCCTGTTTCCGCTGTAGCCCATTTCCATTTAATTGAATTTAACTTTTTCCCAATTAAAGACGTTGGAAAATCAAATACTGTTACAAATTCTACACCCGTCAATTGGTTAGATTTTGTGGTATAAGAAAATGAACTATCATTATTATCAATAATTTTATTTAAATCGCCCCTATCCTGATTGTGTGATGTTCCGTCATTCTTTATTAAATCAACGGCCGATGGTCTTATAGGACTACCCACCGTAAATGATTTTATATGATTTCCATTTCTATAAAGGAAACTATCCAATGCTGTTGTAGTGCCTTTGACTTTTAAATTTTGATTAGCGTTCGTATTTTTAGCATAGGAAATTGTTAATGTGGATGGGTCACTCGGTAAAGTATTGTAAACAATACTGTTCAATATCAATTCACCAACACACACATAACTTCCAGTAACCACTTTATTTATGGCTAATCGAAAATATCGTCCAGTAAAATTAATATCCCAATTTCCTGCAGAATGATGTGTTGTTCCTGTTTTCCAATCCGTAGCAGTTAGTCCAGTGACTTCGTATATTTCTGTCCAATTGTCTGTTTCATTAACCTTACCAAACAATTTAAAATCTTTTGGTTTGAACTGGTCATATGGTCTAGGTAAAATTTCAAAACTATTTAAAGTTGTAGATGAACCTAAATCAACCTGTAACCACTCTCCTTTATAATTAGCTGGATCTGTTATTGTTATCTGTCCGCTCATAGCCGAATGATGTTCACAATTATAATATAATGTATTTGGTGCATTACTAGGAATCGTAAATGTTACTGTTCCGTTATCTGCACCATTATTGATTACACCACTAGTGATACCAATTACTTCAAATTCAGATAATTGCGTAAAAGTAGCCGTACCAATTAATTCTCCTATTGCTATTCTAAAATACCTTCCTCTTATGGTTTTGTCAAATGTTAGAGCAATTGGTGTTCCTCCAGTACCAGTTCTCCAATCTAAAGTAGTTAAATTTGTCCAATCGTATACTTGTGTCCATGTATTACCATCATTACTAGAAAATAACCTCATTTTTTTAGCATCATTATCATCCCGATTACTTACATTTCTTGTATAAAATTTAAAAGTAGTTGCTGTTACTATTTGCCCAACATCTACTTGTACCCATTCTCCATCATATCCATTTGTTGAAGAATTTGTATTAGGTGTCCCATTAGAATAAGTATCACTTGCTGAAATCCAAGCACCACTATTTTCTGTTGATGTTACGCCATTAAAAGCACCACTTACAGGATGTGTCGCACTTAAAAATGATGAACCACTATATACCTGTCCTGATAATGTTGAATTAGAACTTACTAGATCGTATGGAGTTACACTAGAATACTCACTTCCTGTTCCTGTTGTATTTGCTGTATTAATTCTAAAAGGATGACCACTTGCATTAACATCAAATTCGTATGTTTTTCCACGCAATAAAGTTAAACTAGGGTTCGATACTCTAGACGTAAATTCACCCCCTATAAATTTATATTCTCCAGCCGCCCAATTTATAATATCATAAGTTGTTGTTGTAGATATATCTTCAAGTAATGTATCTCCGGCACTAGCACTAGCATTTCCACTCGAGTATTTATTTGTACTATGCCAAATGTTTGTACCTAACACATCTTCAAATGCTTTATATGGATAATATCCACCATGGTTTGATGATGATGTATAATCGCGTGTTCCATCTGACCACGAACTATCTGCCCCTGTCAGTGTTCCATCAACTAATCCTTTTCGTGTTATTGTGCCTTTTCTCAATACAACTTTATCATTTGTTACATTTACAATTAATGGTTGATGAACTGTATTGTCGGATGTAGTTTTTACAACAAAATCATCTGAAGAAATAGAACCCTCAACTAGTTCATTAAATGTTAATTCTAATTCTTTTTTTCCACCATCATAATCATTTGCTACAATTGTAGTAGGTTTTGGAAATTGACCGGTTTGATTAACATTATCAATAATTTTTAATTCTTCCAATTCAATTCCATCCGTGGTTTTAATTGCTTTTGTTAAATCTGCTGGTTTAGTATATTCAAGTGTCAAATTATTTGAGCTAGTGTGAGTATGATTTGTTCCTATTGTTACCTTTTTATTAGAAATGGTTACTTCATTTACAGTATATGTTGAACCACTATCTTTTACAACAAAACTATTTGCATCAAATGAAGCAATAGTAGCTAAATCTTTATCAAAAGTAACTTCTATTTTACCATTATTTACACCTATAGAACTATATACTGGTGCGTAATATTCAAGCTTTTTACTTTCCATAGACGAATATATGGGTTTGTTTGTATCAGTATCATCTAGAGTAGCATTACTAAATATTGGTAGTCCTGACATTATAATATAATAAAATATAATAAGTTTAAAATATTTTTTTTTATTATATTATAAAAATGTTTTGTACTATTTGTTATAACAGTAAAATAAAAAATATAAGCTCCCCCAATTGCTGTGACCATGTTTTTTGTTATAAATGTTTAAAAGAGTGGCACAAAATCGATTGTGATTATGATTATTTTGCAAGATGTCCTATTTGTCGGCAATATTTTAATGAAATAAAAAAACTAACAAAAAATAGTTATGTACCCAGAATAACAAGATCAAAAACTCGTGATCTTAGAGCAAATGAAATAAAAAATAGATGTTCTAATATAATAAATCAAATTAGTGAAATATGTGGTGAAAATAACCAAAAAAAAATTAATGATATTGTATACGATAAACTCATACCAGAGTTATTAAAGTTGTTTTATGATAATAAATGGTTTTTATTGGATATAGAAAAATTTTCTACATACAATGAAAAATTTATAAATATATTATATGATAAATTGGATGAATTTGAAAAAATGGGTTTTGTAGAAAGTAAAATTTGGAAATGGAAATTTAGAGAATTATTGAAATAATCTATTCATGTTAACAACTTCTTGTTTAACATCTTCTTCTAATAATAATTTTCTAATTAAATTATCGCTTCTTAATCTGATGCTATAATCTAATTTATTATTTTTTCTCCCTACTCTACCTAGACCCTGTATTAGTTTTTCTTTTGTTATGTTTTGTAAATCCTTTGATATATATCCGTGACAAAAGTTATAGTTTGTTCCATAAATATAATCACTAGAAGCAACAATTAGATATAATTTTTGTTGTAGTGCTAATTCCTTCATAATAGCTATATAATCCCGATATGCTTTTATTCTTTCATTTTCTTCTTTAGTATTGGTATGACTAACATTTTCAATATCGTTCTTAAAAACACCTATCCCCATCAACAATAATATCTTATAATTGTTTTCTATTTTTAATTGAATTATTTTTTCAACAATGTCATCGCGTACATTAGATGTGAACGCTTTACTGTCTTTTGGCTTACTTATAAATTTTCTAAGATGAGAATCGCTATTTGGTATATATTCTGGATTCAACTCTATTTTTTTGATTTGAACCAATAATTTTGATAAATTTTTTTTGTAATCTTGTTGTAATTGATATTCCTTTGTATCTCTACCTACTCTTTCCATAGCTTTATCTCCTAGTGACGCAGCTAACTTGTCTGTTCTTTCTTTTTCAGTTTTCATTATTTCATCGATTTGTTTTTGTATTTCATTATTTATATCTATAATATTGTTTAATTTATCCAGTTCATCTTCCTTTATATTTGTAACTTTCAAATAAAATTTTCCTATTTTATCAACATCATTTGTTAGATAAATCGTTGGACCATCTGTTAATGTATGAGCATCATTGGTTGTTATTTTTACAACAGATTTATGCAATGGTTGTTTTTTTTCTTGAAAATGTTCATATATTTCATTGTAATTCTTTTTTATTTTTGACAATAATAAAATATAATACTCTTTTAATTTAATTACATTTATATCGCCAATATCTTCAAAATATGTATTGACACTATATCTTTCTTTAAGAAATCCTTTTTTATTAATATACAAAATAAATTTTGTAATTTCACCTAGATCGAAATGTCTTAAAATTGTTTTATTTTTATTCAAACAATTAATGCACAATTTTAATTCATCATAATTTTCAAATATTAAATGCGGCAATACAACATATCCATTTTCATCCAAAATTGGTATTGTCTTTTTACATTCATAACTTGTTATTTCTTGAACAATTGACATAGGAAATTTACTACGAAAACTTGAAATACAACTATATATTTCATTTTGCCTAGGTAATGTTGCCGAAGATAATATTACATTTGGAATGCGGTTTTGATTCCAATTATTTTTCAAAATTTCATGAAAAGGATGTTCTGCATAATCCAATGTTATGGTTGGTTCATCCCAAAACCATACCAAATCTTCTGGTTTATTAAATGCCAACATATAATTCATCGAACACAAATAAGATTTAACATCTGAAATAATAATTTCAACTTTATCCCCTACGCTATTATCTACACGAAATATTCCTCCTGTCCTTCTATTCTTAACAAAATCTTTAGCTGCATAATAATGAAGTCTAATATCTCCAGCATCAATACATCCAAATGCGATTGCTATAGGTATTCCCATAGATATACACGATTTAGCTAATTGCATACCAACATGTTTTGCGGCACAAACAAATACAATTTTTTTATGTTTACTAATACCAATTGGTGATAATGTTTTACCAGTACCAGTTGGTGCTTGATATAAAACCAACTTAGATTGTTGCGTTTTTACAGCTGAAAATAAATTTTTTTGATGTAAATACAACTGCTTATCTTCATATTTTGTAAGATATTTATTTTTTTCAATAAAATCATATGATTTTTTTATTAAATTTTTTCGACTAATATTTTTGATATGTTTACTCAATACATTATTACAAAATAACAAAATATGTTTGTTCAATAATTTGATTTTTGTATTTAATATTCTCGTCATCGTATAAAAATAAAACGAATGTTTGTCATTTTTCTTTGAAATTTTTTTTATAAAATCCAATAAAATATATTCAAAAATAAATAATTTGTTGTCTGTTAATTTTTTATCAAAGTTACGAAGCCTTATTTGTTCTGAAGATTTGATCTTCTTTAATTTTTTAACTAACGGAGTATATGTAAATTCATAGTTGTATTTTTTACAATACTTATCAATAGTTTCCTTAAAATATTGTTTAAATAACCAATCCATATAGAAATCTTCGTTTTCATATATCTTCATATAATTCATAATTGACATCGTTTCATTTTCAACAATATTTACATCCGTAAATCCGTCTATAATCATTTTTAATATAACTTTTTCTTCCTTGTGTATGGGCACTTCTAATGCGTCCCATTCTTCTTTTGTTAGTTTTTGTTGTGATAAATCCATAATAATAATAATAGATATATATTATTTTATTCTTAATCAATTTTATTATATTAATAAATTGATATGAATAGAAATATATTATAATATATTATATAATGATTTATTTTTTTGGTATAGAAGGTAATATAGGTGTAGGCAAATCTACAATGCTTAAAAATATAAAAAAAACACTTGGTAATTATTATAATAATATACCAGTTATTTATTTACAAGAACCAGTAGAAATATGGGAAAGTATAAAAGATAAAAATGATGAAAATATCATAGAAAAATTTTATAAAGATAATAAAAAATATTCATTTTCATTTCAGATGATGGCTCTAATTTCAAAATTAGAATATTTAAACAATATTCTTGATAAATATCGCGAATGTGTTGTTATTTCAGATAGAAGCGTTTTCACGGACAAAAACATATTTGCCAAAATGTTATATGATAGTAATGATATGGAGGAAATAAATTATAAAATATATATTAAATGGTTTGAGCATTATACTAAAAAAGTTCAATTAACTGGAATAATTTATTTACAGTCAAATCCAGAAATTTGCTTTGAAAGAATAAAAGAAAGAAATAGAAAAGGAGAAAACATCCCATTGGAATATTTACAAAAATGCCATAATTATCATGAATTATGGTTAAACAATGAAAAAGATATTTTATTTATAGATGCAACAGTAAATAAAATACAAAAAGCAGAAGAATATGATATAAATGTAAAAAATATACAAAAATTTATCTCAAATTTTATACCAGATGATAGTGGTTATTATCATACGTTGACTATGAATGATATTATGAGTCATCCATTTATGTAATGTGTAAATCAATCAATATTTTCTAACAATAACAATTCATTAAATTTTGATTTTGGTCGATATTTATATATATCTAACTCATCTATTGTAGTTGGAAATTCATCTTTACCAAAAATATCCTGTAGACATAACCATTCAAATAATCCACCTGGGTATATATATATATTCATAAATCCTAAATTTAATAATTGTTTATATTTTTCTATAATTTTGGGATCATTTGTATTTTTTCCATATATTACTATACGAACATTAGGATTTGATAAACAACCGTTAATTATTTGTTCTTCCTTATCTACCGTTATTGTATTTGTTATTAAACAATTTTGATTGTGATTTGATAATGTATTTATCAATATATAATTATTACGTGATGAATTAATAATAAATTGGACATCTTCAAAATTTACTTTTTGTACAGATTGTTGTTGTCCCATTATTAAATTATATATGTACTCCATTATTATATAATTTCCAATAAACTTTTAATTCATTTTTTACTCAATGAATTAAAATTAACTTGTAATTTTATAATCTAATGTATTATCGCTCATTGTTTTAATCAAAATCAGGAAATCCCAATATGGAAAATCTTTATGTTCGTAGGATTTTTTCCATAATTGTAATGCATTTGATTTCCCATCGTCATAAAATAAACCCTCATTTAATGCGGTATTTTTATTTGTTGATTTTCCCAATAATTTTGTAAAACCAGAACCTTTTGTTACCGTTATATGCGTTGATTTCCAATCCACAAAAGGAGTTTTATATGCTAAAGTTTTTCCAAATACATCCCATTTAGAATTCCAATAATCTTTACAAACGTTAATAATATCCCAATAAGGAAAATCTTTCAATGCTAATGTATTTTCATGGAAATGATATTGCTTTCCAACCTTTTGAAAAGCATTGCGATTTTCTGCTCTTACTTTTGATGTAGCTGTTTCTATAAATTTTGGATATTTTGTTCCAACAGTTCCTTTCAATAATTTTAATACAGGGCTTCCATCACTGAAAATAACGATTTTATCATTCGTTACTGTTTTTGGCATGATACTCAATATTCTTTTTATATCTGCCCAGCATGGTTTTGGATTTGGTGGTTCCGGAATTGTCTCTCCACAATATTGACTACTCCTTCTTCTATACGAATAGTGTTTACCATCTCCTACCCCACGCGCCTGTAATTTGTGTTTTCTAATTTCTTGTTTGTATTTTGAATTTTTCCAATTACGCCAACCATCATTATTGTCATTCCATTTATCTTCCAATATTTCTTGTTGGTGATATGATTTAACTTTATCTGGGTGTAAGAACCCGGTTGGTTTACATTGCTGATCATTATATATTCTTTTTGAACAATCTTGTGGTCTTGGTTTGTATTTTTCATTGCAAGAATCTATTGGAGGATTTCCATTAAAACAGGCTTTATTTAAATCTACTGCTAAATCGTAAACATCGTCATTTTCTATTTTATCATTTATTAATTTCATAACATTCAAAGATTCCGGCCACGCGTTTATATCCCATTTAGCTTTTCCATAATGTTTTTGGTTTATAGGGGTCATTTTAAGCGATCTTGCAATAGGATCGCCAGTACATTTTGTTTTTTTCCATAATTTTCTATAACAAGCATCTGTATGTGGTCCTGTGGTTGCTTTTGGTGTTACACAAGGATATTTTCTCTGAAAATCAGCACACTCGTTACCACCTGAAATTAGATAATTATTATCTGAAATAGTCCCATCGTCTTCTAAACCTTTCCATTCACATATATCGGCGTTTGAACCATATTTATCCTTGTCTCTATATTTTGATAGATATTTACTATTGACCAATTCTTTTACCATAAATTTCTGTGTTTTCGGACACCATCCACAAGCGCGTGCTGCTCCATTCCCTTCTGGTGCTGCACATGTGCTACCCGCATCTTGACATAATTTTTGTGAATTCATGCGTAAACATTCATCTTTTGTTTTTCCACCAAAATCTGGCGGAGGAATCCATCCAGATTCACCATTTTCTAAAGAAGGACAAATATTATGTTTATTTAATTGTCCGTCAACTATGGGACCGTTTTTATTTCCATACATGAATTTATTTAATGGAAAACAATATCCACATTTAGGATGATCATCCGACTGGTTACAATCAGTTAACAATGAACATTTTTCCATTTCTTTTTTCAAATCACCAGCATCTTTTAACGAACCACTATCTTTATTTTTTAAATTATAATTTGTATACCCTTCCTTAGTTTTTACTTTTAATTTATAGAATGATGTTATACTGTCGGTGCCCTTTATTTTTGGATTGATTATAGAATCAATATCGCGGAAATCTTTCTTGGCATATTTTGCTCTATCTTCATTTAACTTATCATTGTCAAATGTTTCCTTATGTTCTTTTATAGTCCTTATAAATTTAACATAATAAAGAGCAAAGATTATTATAAATATCAATGCTAAAGGTAATAATTTCATATATAAATTGTATATAAAATTATTTTATTTATATCCATAAAAATTTAATTTAAAATACTTTAAAAATATTCGGTTTCCACTATTAACTGGATTAATAAATACTTTATATTCGTATATTCTTTTATCATCATCCTGTAATTTAGCATCTACTTTATTTTTGTTATCTTTATAAGTATCTCCTATCACTTTCCATGCGCCACCCATATGAGGATGGGTATCTGTTCTTGCACAATATCTTTCAGATTTAGTCTTCCATCTATGTTTCCACCTATATTTCCACCTATAACCATATCTATCATAGCAACTCCTCCACCACCAGCTACCATAACATGATCTTCCTATATAATATCTTTGCATATATCTTTGTCTATATCTTTCTCTATAACTCACATTTCTATTTTTATATTGACCACATAATGAATGATTCCAGGCCACCCATGTTTTATATACTTTTTTTTGTCTTCCTGGATAAAATCCTTTATGTATTATTTCTTTTCCATCTTTATTATACGCTTTAATTCTTATTTTTGAATTTGTATTGCCAGAACCCTTGTCGTATGCTAATGTTTGAAACTGTATATTATCAATAAACATTCCATTTAGATTGCCACTTTTAACTAAATGATTTCCCTGGTCAAACCATTTACCACTTCCTAAATTATGATATATTTGTGCAGGATTATGTGAACGATACTGTATTGCTTCTGGTTTGTATCTGGTAGATGGATCCATACAACACTTCCATCCTGGTGAACTTCCATCTAAACCCAAACATTTTCCTTCGGAATTTTTTAACTGAACAACATCTCTTAAAGATGATGTAATCGGTCTATTATAATTAATAATTTTTAATATATTCGATTCGGATAGATTAATATTATTTCCCCTACATTTTATATCTCTTGCACTATTTATAGGGCAGGCAACTATATTACAATTATTTAATTGCACTTCTTTTACAATTGCGTATCCTGTTGTAGTTCCTTTTTTATATAATATTTTATCTCTGGTCTTAATGTTATTCCATGGAACTATTCTTATTTTTGTTTTATTTGTTCCACAAGATTTCAAACCTTTTCCTTCACCAGACAAACATTTACCTTTATTTTCTCCACCAGAATCTACATAATCCATTTTAATATAATTAACAGGAATAGAATCTTTTGATCCTATTTTTTGCAATTTCCACCACAACAAATTTTTTTTTGAACCAGACTTATCAGAATTACAGCTATTATGATTAATTTTATTTTTCCCCGACAATTTAAACCAGCTATTATTTTCACTATATAAACTCAAACATTGATCAGGCTTTTCACAATTATTATTATTTTTTCCACACCATTTAAATTGTGTTTCTTTATTATTCCAATTGAAATTTTTATTTACCCACATCGAATATTTATTGGGCGAATCATTCGTAGTAATCGCATTTACATTATTTTTACCACTACCCCAACAGTTACCAGTTTCATCTAAATTTTTTATGGTACGAACGAATCTATGATTGGAATTCACCGCTAAATTTTGACATTCTTCTGGAGTTCCGCTATTTAATATTTTCCATTCCTTTTTCATTGTTATCAAGTTTTCTTTTAATATACTTGACGAATTATAATACAATAAACTTATGGATATAATTAATAATAATATCAATATTGATGTAAATTTCATATATATATATATTTTGTATATATAAAATTATTTATTTATTTGATTAAAATTTCCATTTATACATTCGCGATTATTTACTAAACAACTTCTCTGTTGTCCCAATATCGGGCATGGTTCTCCTTCATTTGAATTATTGTATTTAATTGTCCTGGAGCGAAATGATAATCCGGGTCCACAATTTTTTGATGGTTTGCTCTGGTTTTTACAGGTAGACCAACTTGTCCATGGATTAACTATACAATTTTGTGGCGCAGGATATCTTTCATATAAATCTCTTACAATTTCTCTACAAGACGGCTGACACGCGCTTCTATTTACAGGACATGTTGCGATTATTTCCAATTTACGTTTTGATATACTATGTGGTGTTGATGAGCTTTTATCAAATAACATTTCTGGCGATACACCACACCATCCAGTATAAATTTTCTGTTTTTTCTTATCCAATGTTGTTCTAGAAATTTCTTCTGAACACCCACTAGATAATGGTTTAATATGTGTCCACATAACATTTGCCGAATCTCCCAAATCTCCACACACAACTCCTTTCATTTCTACTTGTGAACCTTTATTAAAACAATTATTGTCTATTTTTTTTGTTAATCTTAATGTTGTTTTAACTGTATCACCAACATTCAATGGTGGTGGTGGTGGGGGTTTTTCTCCAAAACATTGCATCATTGCCTTTTCTACTTTTTTGAATTCAGTTGTTCCTAACCCCGCTAAATCTCTTGTTCCTTCTTTATATAAATCAACAATCTCTGATTTATATACACTTTTTGTTTTATTTTTAATTGAATTTATCGAACTGTCATTTAATTTGCCAGGATATAATTCTCCCTTTGGTTTACAACCCGCATCTACAAATTGACTGTTCATACAATCTTTATTAAATGTATATCTATCATCACAAGGGTCAGGATCCTTTCCATAACAATTTTTATAATCACCCTTTGTTTGATAATAATCCATTTTTGAAGTTCCGGTTCCTGTTGCTTTATTATAAATATCTTTAAAAAGATTTCCAATGAATGAATATGGTTTATATTGATGCGATGACGCGTTGTTATTAATATAGTTGTCCCATTTTTCCCCACCACCAGGTATAATTTCTTTTTTACAACCAGATTTCGCCCATTGGTCTTTATAACAATCTTTACTATGTTGTCCAATATTATATTTTGGTGTTAAGCATGGATGATCTTCTCCAAATTTCATACAGTCCTCAGGGGTTGTTAATAATCCATATCCACCCATACCATCACATTTATCTTCTGATGAATATTTTGGTTCCCATTTATTTGTAGTTGTATTTTTCTGTTTAACAAATGCTTTTCCAGCAGTAGGACACCATCCACATTTCTCTCCTGCTTCTCCTATCATATCCCCACAACTTGTAATTTTATTACAAATTGCTTGTTCTTCTTTTTTTATACATTCGGATGTAGTCGTACTCCAATCTGATGGTTTACATACTGCCGCACCGGGTTTATTTTCACCAATAGAAGTTAACCAATATAAATATCCACGAAAAGTATTACCATTGGTTTTTGTATGACAAAATCCACAACCACCTAAAGCAGTTTTAGAATTATCAATATCTTCGCATTTCGATAATGTTGCACATTTATCCTTTAAAGCATCCACATTTTCGTGTGATTTCGGAGGCTGTTGAATAGTAGTCGTGGACAATTTGTATTCGCCACCTTCATCGCGATGATCTTTTCTATTATAATTTAACCATTCACTATGTCCGTTCAATACTTCTTTTGGGGGAACAGTTGTAGGATTTTCATTTCTAGCTTTGGATACTTTTAATGTTTTTTCCAACCATGAGGTTCTTGTATCCAAATTTTCTTTTATATTTTTCCTTATAAAAAATAAATATATACTTATTATTATTATTATTCCTACTAAAATATATAATTTCATATATAATTTATAGATATAAAATTATTTATTAATCGAATTTTACGATTATTTTTACTTTTTCCTTTTTAATACATTTAGTTGCAGCAACCGACAATTCTTCACGTCTTTTTCTTGTATTGGATTTTACATTTTTATTATTTTTTTTTCTATTTTTTGCGGTACTGTTTCTATTATTCATATCATTATTTATTTGTTTCAAATTATTTTGTATAAATTCCAATATATTATTTTCCAAAACCCATCTAAAAAAATTTAATTGTCCTATTGTAGTTTGAATATACGAATCTTCACCATAAGGAATATTTATCCTTTCCCATCTGCAGAATGGATCAAATCGTTTTTTTGAATATGCTTTTAATTTTAATTTATAATCTAAATACACTTTAAATCTTTTTTTGCTCCCATTAATATCATTAAGCATATATACTGTGAAAAATTTTTTAGAATAATTTGTTGCAAACCAATCAATTAAACGTAATGATATTAATGATTCGCCATTTATAATTGGCAATACTTTTTCTAAATTATTATCCTTATCATAAAATTTCATTAAATTATTTAATAATAAACTATTTTGTGTTGTATATTTTTGCCCTTCCATTTTATGGTAATATAAATTGATTGGTTTTTAAATACTTATTTTGATAATTCCTTTTTATTTACTTTGCTAAAATTACTATCTCGCGATCGTAAATGTTTATCTTGTATTCTTAAATCAGATAAATAATTATTATTTAATAATAAAGGATTTACACTACTTTGGATCAATTGTTCTCTTTCAGCAATTCTTTTACTACATTCTTCTCTATTGTTTATTGTTTGTCTTTCTACAAATGGTATTGTAACGTGTTGTTCATCTGGTAATTCATGAACCCGGTTTGTTTTTTCCATTCCATTATCTCTTTTATAAGTCCAAGATATATATTCCTTCTTTTCGTTCATAATGTATATCATTATTTATTTTTATTATTTTTTCTTTATAAAATCTTTTTTATTTTCATTTGTTTTGTAAAACGAAATTTTTCAGCATCTCTTGTCCGTTTTTTTAAATTACATTCTAGACAAGAACACACAACATTATTTGTAAAATGACCAATGTTATTATTTATTCTATCTAAAGACCATTGCGTTTTCTCTCTTTTTTCTTCATAACAAAGTAACATACTACATTTACAATAATAACATTTTAATTTACTTACAACCAATTTTTCTATAATTTCATCGAATTTAATAAATAATGTATCGTCCATTCTATTTTTTTTAACATCTTGATTTCTATAACCACTTCTTTTTTTTTTAATTTCTTTCAATACTTCTTCCTTACCATCAAACGTTTCATTTAAAAAAATTTTATTTAATATTTCTACTTGATTGGATTTACCCAATAAAAATGATTTATTTTTCCATTTCAATGATATATCACGGGTTTTTTCATTTGTAAATGATTTTATATTGTTAGATCCTTTTATAATTATTTTTTTCATGCTAATATATACATTTATAATAAACTCTCAAACCTTATTAATAATTTTTTCTCTTTATATTAATATTAAAAATAATATAAACTCTATTCAATATATATATATAATATGAGTAGTAAAAAAGAAACAACAGAATGTATTGAATTAAAAAATATCGAATATCAAAGCATGTTATTACATAACAATTCAAGTGTATTTTCATCTAAGCTAACTACAAAAAATATTGCTAATTTTTTAGAAGAAGAAAAAAAAATAAATAGTAAAAAACCATGGAACAAACTTGAAAAATCTACTAAATTAAAAAAACTAATTGATTTTGTTACTATATATAGTAAGAATAATGAATTAAGTATTGTTAAAAGCTCAGCGTTAAAAGATTACTTATTCGTTTCTTTAGAACGAAAAAAATTACAAAGAACAAAAGATATAATATATGATACTATTACTGGTAAAATTAAATCTATTCCCGGATTAGATTATAATAAAAATTCAAACAAATTTACATTAAAAAGAGTTGATAGAAAAACAAACACATTGAAAAATTTACAACCCAAAAGAAAAATAAAAGAAAGAAAAGAAAAAAAAAAGATTAAAAAAGATAAAAAAGACAAAAAAGATAAAAAAGATAAAAGTTCAGCAAAGAATGTACACATTGTAAAGAAGAAAATAAAAAAGGAAAAGAAGGAAACAGAAAATAAATAAATTGATAAATAGTATTAAGTATTATTTATCTATTAAAGTATGAATGATTTACTAATATCAAAACTATCACCATTAATTAATATTATTGATACATTTGATCCACCACCTAACGATGATATTAAATACACTCCAAATGATATTGAAATGTTACAAGATAGTATTTTGGATTTAATCGATGAATACATAAAACATAATATCGATACATACAAACTAGAAAAGTTTAATTTATTTATAGAAGACTATGTATATGATATATTACAATTGACATATATTAATATAGCTGAAATCTTCTACTATATTGATATTTCGGATATTATTCAAAATACAATGATTATATATTTTCAAATAAATAATAACACTCGATCATATAAAAATACATTTGATACTTGCGAAGACCAACAACAAATAAAAGAACGAATCGAATACGTTTCCAACATACCTCAACACGAACAAGGGAGTAATGAGTGGTATAAATATAGATATGGTAGATTAACCGCTAGTGATATCTACAAAGCATTGGATACTGATTCTAATAAAAATGCACTTATTTTTAAAAAATGCAAACCATTGGATTTAAACAAATGTAATTCGGTAAATACCAATTCAGCCATGCATTGGGGACATAAATATGAACCATTGTCTACTATGATTTATGAAAAACAATATGATACTATAATAAAAGAATTTGGCTGTATAACGCATGACAACTATGATTTTTTGGGAGCATCTCCTGATGGTTTAAATATTAAATATGGTAATCCTAGATATGGTAGATTATTGGAAATAAAAAATCCAACAACTCGCAAAATAACAGGAATACCAAAAAAAGAATATTGGGTTCAAATGCAATTACAAATGGAAGTATGGGATTTTAACTATGTTGATTTTCTAGAAACATCATTCAAAGAATATAATAATGAAGATGAATTTTTGAAAGATGGCACTTTTACGTTAACCAATGATAATAAAATGAAAGGTATTATTATACAATTTCAAGATAATAACAATAATCCATATTATGAATATATGCCCATTGGATTCACTCGAAATGAATACGAGAATTGGTATGAAACTATTTTCAAAAAAAATGAAGAAAAAAATTATATATGGATAACAACTTCATATTGGAGATTAGATGATATATCTTGTGTTTTGGTTCCTAGAAATAAAAAATGGTTCAATTATGCTCTACCTCAATTTCGATCGTTGTGGGATATTATTAAAAAAGAACGGGTATCTGGTTCCGAACATAGAGCACCTAAAAGAAAGGCCAAAAGTAAAATACCAAAAAGTCCTCCGGTTACATTTAAATTTTCAACCGAATCATTCGACGAAATTATGTTTGATGAAAATGAATTAGAATTATAATTTATTAGTATATATATATGTATGTATGAAATATTAATAAATTATAACACATTACCCCAAACCATATTATATTATATTTTTTTGATAAGTTTTTTTGATTTTTTTTTAGTTTTACTATTTGGTAATAAATCCAGATGGTTTCAACTACATTGCCTAACTAATATATATATATGTAAGTTAGTTTATAATGATATTTTTAGTGTTTTAAATCAACCCACCCATAGTTTAAATTTATTAGTTGATCGTGGTTCTGCCTACACGTGTATAGTGTTACATTTATATCATTGTTTTATGTTTCCTATTACTCCTATGGATAAATTTCATCATTGCTTATTTGTATTTTTTGGGGCAATACCAATGTTATTATATTGGAAGGGTCCTTTTATGCAATTAACTATGTTTTTTACGTGTGGTTTGCCAGGCGCCATTGATTATTTTACGCTATGTTTGGTAAAACATAACTACATCTTAAAACTAGAACAAAAAAATATGTCATCTTTAATAAATAATTATTTACGTTTTCCAGGAACAATATTTTCAACAACTATTTGTTACATTGGTTATATGGAAAATATAACTAATTATCATCCAATATTTGTTGGGTATGGTATATTTTTAATTTATTTTAACGGTGCATATTTTTCAAAGCTAGCAATTGAAAATAACATTCTTCATCGATTAAAACATTAAAGTCTATTATTTTCAGGAACACAATAATAATTTACTCTATTACAACTTACCTGTGGGGCTTGTAATGGTGTTATTTCTGATACAACAGTTTGAACTGGATTCATACTCTGACACATATTCGCTCTTATTGATGTTCCATTGCAAGTTTTCATGTTGATTTTTTGATTGTTGGTTATTTGCGCGTATGATGCCAATGGTGTTTTTGGATATAATTTGGATATTGTAAAATATGTATCATTATTTAATTTCTTTTCCTTGTATTCATTTTCCAATAAATTTTTACTATGTGCAATACTATATTTTTTTGGAGCAATATCATATCTTTTAGGAACAAATCCTTCTTTCGAATCTGGAAGAAGATAAAGTATACCTAATACTATAATTCCCACTAGAAAACTATTTAATATTGTAATTATTTTCATATATATAATAAGTTTTTAAAAATAAATAATAATTAAAACAATGATTTAAAATTAATTTCATTTTCTATAATATTATGGCTATGGAAGAACAAGTTATTAAAAGGAATGGACAGAAGGAAAATATGTCTTTTGACAAAATTGCTCGAAGAACAATGTTATTGGGTAAAAATGAACTAAATATTAATTATAGTTCGCTTAGTAAAAAAATCATTGAACGATTGTACGATGGTATATCTACAAGTATAATTGATGAATTAACTGCGCAACAATGTGCATCATTATCTACCACACATACTGATTATGGTATATTGGCTAGTAGAATATTGGTATCAAATCATCAAAAAAATACAGAAGATGATTATTTATCGGTTGTTTCTCAACTATATGATTATGTTGATGGCAATGGTAAACATTCTCCATTAGTTTCAAAAAATTTCAATGATTTTGTTGTTGAAAATTGTGAAGTAATTAATAGTTGGTTTGATTACAGTAGAGATTATCTAATCGATTATTTTGGATTTAAAACATTGGAAAGAGCTTATTTAATGCGAACCAATAATATTATGGTAGAAAGACCACAACATATGTGGATGAGAGTTTCTATAGCTATTTGGATGGATAGTCCAAATTGGAAAGTAAAAATAAAAGAAACATATGATTTGATGAGTGAAAAATATTTTACTCATGCTACACCAACATTATTTAATGCAGGTACTAAAAGACAACAAATGTCATCATGTTATTTATTGGCAATCGAGGATGATTCTATACAAGGAATATTCAATACATTGACTGATTGTGCTAAAATCAGTAAATGGGCTGGCGGCATTGGTTTACATATTCATAATGTGAGAGCAAAAGGTACCCAAATTAGAGGGACAAACGGAACAAGCAATGGAATTGTTCCTATGTTGCGTTGCTTTAATTCTACTGCTAGATATGTTGATCAAGGAGGAGGAAAACGTGCCGGTTCTTTTGCTATATATATTGAACCATGGCACGGAGATATTGAATCCTTTTTAGATATGAAAAAGAATCACGGTGATGAAGACCAACGTGCACGAGATTTATTTTATGCATTATGGATACCTGATTTATTTATGGAAAGAGTTAAAAATGATAAAAAATGGACATTAATGTGTCCAGATAAATCACCTGGGCTAAGTGATGTATATGGTGATAATTTCAAAAAATTATATGAACAATATGAAGACGATGGACGTGGTATATCTGTTGTAAACGCTAGATATATTTGGTATAAAATACTAGATAGTCAAATTGAAACAGGAACACCATATATGCTTTATAAAAATGCTTGTAATATGAAAAGTAATCAACAAAATTTAGGAACTATTAAATCAAGCAATCTATGTACCGAAATAATTGAATATAGTGATGAAAACGAAACTGCAGTATGTAATTTGGCTAGTATTGGATTAAGTAATTTTGTAAAGCCCAACGATCATAAAATAACTGAAATTATGATATATACAAAGGCAGATTGTGTTTATTGTAAATTAGCTAAACAATTATGCAACAATAAAAATATCAAATATAAGGAAATTCATTGTGATAATGATGAATTTAGAAAACAAACATATACCAAATTATCTAAAAATTTTAAGAAAGAAATTAATTCAGTTCCACAAATTATAAACATGTCAAATAGTGGCGAACAAATTCTAATCGGTGGTTACAAACAACTTAATAATCTTGTAAGTGACATATTTGATTATGAAAAATTACACCAAGTAACTAAAATTATTACTAGAAATTTAAATTCTATTATTGATAAAAATTTTTATCCTACTGATAAAACAAAACGTTCAAATATGTTACACCGACCAGTAGGCATTGGTGTCCAAGGCCTTGCCGATACATATGCTAAAATGAATATAGAATTTCATTCCGAAAAAGCAAAAAAAATAAATAAATATATATTTGAAACCATATATCACGGTGCTTTAGAATCTAGTATGGAAATATCAAAGGAAAGACATTTGAAGATGGCAGAATTATTACCATCCTATAAAAATAAATTTTGGACATTTAAGAATTCCAATCCTGAATGCGATACATATATGTTACAACATTTAAAAGATGAAACAATTATGAATGAATTAAGAAAAATTAAACCTATTTACAATGAAATAAAAAATTTAGATGAAGTACGATTAGGATGTTATAGTAGCTTTGAAGGTTCTCCCACATCAAAAGGAATTTTGCAATTTGATATGTGGGGAGTTACACCATCCGATAGATATGATTGGAATAAATTAAAACGAAATATTCGTATTCATGGATTGCGTAATTCTTTGTTGGTTGCCCCAATGCCAACGGCTTCAACTTCGCAAATTTTAGGAAATAATGAATGTTTTGAACCATTCACATCAAATATTTATGTTCGTAGAACTTTAGCAGGTGAATTTATAATGATTAATAAATATCTATTAAAAGAATTAATTGATTTGAATTTATGGAATGAAGATATGAAAAATCAAATTATTAAAGATGGTGGTTCTATACAAAATATAAAATCAATACCGAGTGCTCTGCGTAAAAAATATAAAATTGTATGGGAAATTCCAATGAAACATATTTTAGAAATGGCAGCTGACCGTGGTGCTTTTATTTGTCAAAGTCAAAGTACCAATCTTTGGATGAAAAATCCAACATACAAAAATTTAACAGCCATGCATTTGTTTGCTTGGAAAAAAGGACTCAAAACTGGTATTTATTATCTTCGAACAAAAGCAAAAGCTGCACCACAACAATTTACAATTGAACCCGGAAAAAAACAAGATGTAGAACAAGAAGATGATGATGATTGTTTGATGTGCGGTTCATAATTATATTTACATATTATATATGCCTAATTGTAAAAAACCTGATTTTACAGAAATGTGTCAAGATATTGATCCTGATAAATTATTTATGACAGAAAGACCAACATATTATAATGGTAAGAAGAAGAAAAAAAATTGGAAAGAAGCTTGTAAAAAAAACATAAGTGGTAAAGATCTTGGTATTTTTTCAAAACATGAAAGATCGTGGAAAATACCTAAAAATTATACATCGAAACAATGGTATATGCTGACAAAAAAACAAAGGGGTCAAATAATGAAACAAAAATGGGTACAACTTATGGATAAATATAACATATGCTCTGCAGACATAGAATATAAAAAAAGCTCTAAAAATTTAAAAAAACAATTAAAAGAAATAGAACAAAAAAAAAATTTACCACCATTACCACCCCGTTTATCCAAAGCAGACTTAATATCAGCTGGAATAAAATTAGATGATACACCACCGATACCACCCCCACTACCTTCTACTTCTGATTTACCATCACCTCCACCACCTTTCCCAACTGAATTGCTACCATCACCTCCACCACCGCTACGAAAAACCAAATCTAAAAAACCAAAAAAACCAGCAAAAAGAAACACAAAAAAATTATATTTAAATAAATCTGCAAAATTCAGTCCAAACACTGCTGAAACATGGGGTATTCCTCTGCCACAAACACCAAATGATTCGCCAGATTGGTCAACTAGCCCATCAAATATACCATTAGAACTTCCACCAGGATTAATAGACGCATTGCAAAGAGCTGTTGGTAAGGGCACTAGCAAAAAAAGAAAACATCGTCGTAAAAATTCAACACAAAAAGCCAAAAAGAAAAAAACACAAAAGGGAAAAAAGAAAAAAAACAAGAAAAAAATAAGTAGAAAAATAGGTGGATATAATGTCAGACCACCTCTTCGTTTAAATAAGCAAGAATTTATAAATATGATTCAATCTAATCCTGATAAATTTTATAAAATTATAAGGAATGTTCGTTTTAATGGGTTGGATGATATTGACGACCCCGATTATGGTTATAATGAATGGTATACAGGAAAAATTGAATATGAGGAATTTAATGATGTTTGGGGTGAAGATACATTTGGTTTTGTTATATATGATGAAGATGGTGATCGCATTGCAGGTTGGGATGATTCGTTTCAGGCATTGATCGATGGTCCTGATAACGAGGCACTAGACTATCAATGGACTAATATAAAAGACAATGGTCGTGAAATTATATTACAAGATGACACTGGTTTAGGAAGTGGTATTAAACATCGTAAGAAAAAAACACGTCGAAGAAAAAAGAAAATAAAAAAGAATTCAACACAAAAAGCCAAAAAGAAAAAAACACAAAAGGGAAAAAAGAAAAAAAACAAGAAAAAATCTAAAAAATCTAAAAAATAAATAATATATATTATTTTGTAGTTATATATTATTAATGGCTTGCGAAAAATTAAAATGTGTACCAGAAATAACAGAATCAAACGAAAGTGGTAAATTTATTTGGAAACATAATTGTCAAATTAATAAGCGCAATTGTTGGGTAAGTGAACATGCTATATATGATGTTTGGAATGATATATATAATTTATTTAATGATACTAGTAAAACAAAAATTATAAACGAATACAAAGATACACTTGAAACTTTTTATGACAAAAAATATATAGTGAAGGTTGAACAACGACGAGCAAATTTCAAAGAATGTAAAGATATCATTGTGAAAATAAAGAATAAAGATAATAAAGAAATAGGGCATTTTAGTCTTCATTCAAAACTTCCTAATTATTACGAAAATATGGTTAACAATAAAAGATATACTGGATGTGGTTATTATGAGAAAAAAAAAGGTGATAAAAATGTGGGAGCATTTCATTATAAAGGAAATAATAATTATATAATTCCAATATTATTTAACAGCAGTTTTCAAATAATGGAAAAAAAAATTATACTTAGACAAAAAATACATTTTGAAATGTATAATTTATTTGCGAGATTCTGGAATACTTATATAGTACCAGAAATTGCAAATTATTCCTATAAAAAACTAACCCCAATTAATGAAATAACACAAATAGTTGAATCCATAACTCCAATAAATATAAATAAAACACCAACTGAATGGGGTTTCTTTTCCAATTTGAAAAGAAATAAAACTAGAAGAAATAAAAAATCAAAAAGAACAAGAATTAAAAAAACCAGGTCAACCACAAAAACAAGAAGAAGAACAAAAACAAGAACAAAAACAAGAACAAGAAGAAAAAATAAAAGACGTTAATAAATTGATTTAATAATAATTTTGATTATTAGTATTAAATGAGTGAAAACAAAAAAGCATTAATATTCGATACAGAAACAACCGGATTGCCAAATAAAAAATACGGTGGATCAAAATATGGATATATTGTACAAATTAGTTGGATAATGATTGATTTGTCAACACATAAATTATTGAAAACTCGTGATTGTATCATTAGAATACCATATAATATAAAGATTCCTAAGGAAGCTAGTGATATACACGGTATAACTAATAAAATTATGAGACAAAAAGGAATTAATATTAAACCTGTTCTTAGAGAAATTATAAATGATATGCGTTTATCTAACGTTGTTGTTGCGCATAATATTAATTTTGATATTTCATTTCTTAAGATTGAGTCATTTAGAAATGGATTGGGTAATATTTATAATACATTGCATATTAAAAAATATGATACTATGTTTAAGGGCAAAATTATAGCGGATACATATCGTATAAGTCCCACTAGTGGTAAAAAAGTATTAAAAGTTCCTAAGTTACTTGAATTACATCAAAAATTGTTCAAGACTACGCCGTTAAATTTACACAATTCATTGATTGATATATATGTTTGTTTGAGATGTTATTATAAACTAGAATATGATGTTGATATTTTGACTATAAACAGTTCATTTAGATCATCGTTTAATGAATTATGTAATCCTCAATCTAATTCTAAACTATCTTCACCGCTACTATAATCACTATCTGATAATGAAACTATATACGTATCATTTTCATCCGTTACATAATGAATTTCTTCCCTTATACAATTCATAAAACAACAACAACAATCTTCTTCTATAAAAAGACAAACACAATTTGGATTTATTATTTCAATATTATCATATTCCTCTCCATATAAACAGCAATATAAACATTCCCCCATACAATTTATAAACATTCCTATTATAGTAATAATCGTTACTAACAAAAAAATTGTTAGTATCAAAACGAATATTCCACCTATGGCAGATAAAAACCATGTATCGTGGAAAAAAGGTTTATCATTAAAAATAAAAAACCAGACTAGTCGTGCAGTTAAAATTAAATTTATAAAAAACAATAAATAACGAAAAGTTAAAATTTTTTCTCCTGTTGAACGAGAAACCGGCCAACATAAAAAATAGGTTACTTCAATACGTCTTCTACGTCTTTTTATTTTTGGTTTTTTTATTTCCCTTCTACAAGCGGGACATAAACATCCAGGTATTTTTTTTAAACATTTTTTACATATAGTATATTCGCAATTTTCCAATGGACATTTTATCAAATCATCGGTTGTTAAACAACAATTACACTCGCTTATATTTATTTTGATTTCCCCGACGTCTACCGTATCTGTACTTTCTATATTCATTAAATAATTTATCCAGTTAATTCTATATTTATTATGCAAATCTTTTACATATTCCAAATGTTTTTCTATGATATCTTGTTATCCCATGTTTTTCAATACCTTCTAGATGTTTTTTAGCCCCGTAACCTTTATTGCTTCTTATACTATAATATTCATCAAATTCCGGATGTTGATCGCATAATTTTTCGATATAATTATCTCTTTCTACTTTAGCTATAATTGACGCCGCAGCAATAGGTGTATATTTATCATCACCACCGCGAATGCACGTATATGGTATAATTTCATCACCCAACCAATAAGGTTTAAACATATTACCATCTACTAAAAGATGTTCGGGTTTCACAAGTAAATTATCCAATGCTTTATGCATTCCATCTAATGTCGCTGCTAAAATATTTATTTCATCTATTTTTTTTTCATCATAACTAAAAACGGACCAATCGACCGCATTTTCCTTGATATAATCGTATGCTATTACTCTTTTTCTTTGAGATAATTTTTTACTATCTCTCATTAAACTATGATTGAAATCATCTCCAGGAGGTAATATAGCAGCTCCTATAAAAACAGCACCAAATAATGGACCTCTACCTGCTTCATCAATTCCAGCTTCTAATTTATTATTGTTATAAAATCTTTTCAATTCTGTGTGTTTGCTCATAATATAAATATAATTTGTAAATATGTTTATATTATTTTTGAACAGTTGGAAGGCAATTTTTTTCACATGGATTCTCTGTTACTTTAGTTGTTCTAGCGGCAGCTCTTTTGGAATCAAATGATTGTCCTACATTTCCAACAATCGCTTGTTTTCTTAAAGCATCGGCATTATACATTCCCTTGATGTATCTTGTATTTTTATTAACTGGTTTTGTTCCTTTTTTTTGTAATCTTTTACCATCTTTGTCTGTAGAATAAGAGTTAAAACCATTACGAACTCGTCCGTGTGTTAAAGCAGGCATATAATATACTATACTATATTTTTTTTTATAAATATATTTATATAATGAAATTGAAAAAAATACATTTATTTGTAATTATTCTAGGTGTTCTTATTTTATCTAGTTTAGGAATTCATATAAAAGAATCGTTTGAAAGTGGAATTAGTAAAAATGATATACCAAAAGGAGATAAGGATTTATATGTGAAAAAATCTGAAATTGTTCCCCCTGTTTGTCCTAAATGTCCGGATTCGCGTTCATGTCCTAGACCCAAACCTTGTCCGCCCTGTGCACCATGCGCAAGATGTCCTGAACCAGCGTTTGAATGTAAAAAAGTTCCCAATTACTCGTCTGCATCAAATAGTTTATTGCCCACTGCACAAATTATGGGAATGAAGCCAAATAGTGTTGGTGGAGGTGCTTTAGGTGGTCACGAACCTATACCCAGGCTATCCAGTTTTTCTAATTTTTAATTAATTTTATTATTCTATTAATAAAATTAACGACTTTTAATTACCTTTTTATCCATTTGAAATGTTTTCATTCTATTTTCTTGTGGGACAATTTTTAAACATAATTTCGCTTTTTTGCCATAAAATGGCTCCGTACAACCTTTTTCTTTTTTTCTTGTTTTCTTCCTTGATTTTATTTTAATAATTTTATTCTTTATTTCTTTTTTTGTGCATCGCGAACGGAAATTTTCATAACGATCTCTTACTTGACAAAAAGTCAATCCTGATTTTTTTCCCAACATTTTATTAACATGTTCGTGTAAACCATAAAGCCATTTTGAAAATTTATCCCTATCTTTTAAATCACATTGTCGCAATGGATGAGCTTTTAAATTTTTTCTTAAGTTTATTCTACAATATTTACACGGCATTGTATATCTCAAATTCAAAATTAGATTTTTATGATTTTTTTTTTGTTCTTTAGTTGGGTTTACCGGATAATTAAAACTTATAGTATGTAATGTATGCCATAAACTAGGTCCCCATACACTAGTCAACATACCTTCTCCACTCTGATAATCTTTTTTTCTATATGTTTTTTTGGTTTTGTTCTTAAATTTTTTGTTTTTTCTACGAGTTTTCATTATATTAATTTTAGAAAAAAATATATTACAAATTAATTATTAATGAAATCTATTATTTCATCTACCAAAACATATTTATCATCATCTAAAGTAATATTATATTTGATTTTCCATAAAGCACCATAAAATTCTTTATCGCTATAATATTTAGAAATATCTAGTTCAACTATTTTACCCATATAATTACGCACAAACATTATATTAATATGTATAGGAATCTTTAATTCGTTTATATTATTGTTATTCTCTCTAATTATATTATAAATATGTCTCTAGCTGATTTAGATTACAAAAAATATAGTATATGGTTTATTGTTGCATCCGTTTTTATTGGGTTGGCATTTTATGTATATTCTTCTTATATTTCACCCAAAATAAATCCACAATTTGTAGAAAATAAAGAAATTGTTTCTTCCATGGATGATGATACGAAAAATACAACAGTTGTAGATTTGATTTTGTTCAAAGTAGACTGGTGTCCACACTCAAAAAAAGCATTGCCAATTTGGAATCAATTGAAATCAATGTGGAATAATAAAAGTATTAATGGGAAAAAATTAGTATTTAAAATGTTAGATGGAGATACACAAGAATCCGATATTAATGTTTTTGAAGATACATATAAAAAACATATCGATGGGTATCCTACCATTGTTTTAGTAAAAGATAAGGAGGTTATCGAATATGATGCAAAACCAGATATAAAAACGTTTGAAGAATTTTTAAATACCGTTGTTTAATGTTCTCAAATAAAAATCGCCTTTTTTAATACCTATATCAAATTTTTTTTGTCTTTCTTCTTTTTTACAAAAAAAATCCCATAATTTATCATCTCCTACGCTATTACATACTGTGATTTGTATTTCGTTTTTTAAAATCGGTTCATTATCTCTGGTAAAACGTATTAATAATTTGTTCATTAGTTTGTAAAAATATTTAAATATATCATCATCTTGATTTATTTGAATGTCTTCTTCTGGTGTTAATAAAGATAACCCAAAAATTTCTTCATTTTTACAATAATTCAACATATTTTTAACAGGATAATTTTTTATTAAACCAGAATCCATATGAAAGCTATTGTTTATATATTTAGGTTTAAAAATAAACGGGATAGACGCAGAACAATATACTGCATCTACTACTTTCATTGATGGTGTTTTTTCATGGGAAAATTCTGTTAAATCAAATGTATTCATGCAAACGCTGCTAATTATCAAATTAATTTTAGAATAGTCATATAACTCTTTAAAAGTAATGTTTTCATTAATATCTACCGATTTAAATAAATTACTCATCATTATTTTTATTATTTTATCATCCAATATGCCTTTTTCAGAAAACACGTTAAAAAACGTTTCGGTATTTAAATCTATTTTTTTGAATGCTTTATGCCACGGTCTTTCTATTAAATATTTTATTATATCATCGTAGTCGATCTTTAAACATAAAATCAACCCCAATAAACCACCAACGGATGCACCATATATTGTTTCTATCTTATCTAATTCGATATATTTTTCATCCATTAATTTTTTTAGAATACCGGTAAAAATCATACCATTTATTCCACCTCCACTCAATAATAAATGTTTTATGGTCATTGATAATTATATATAGTTTATTTTTTATTCTTTTTTTCTCTTAAAAGATTAATGGATGATAACTTTAATGAAAAATTATCTTTAGATGACTTATTTACCACGAAAGAAACCAATCAAAAAAATACAATTAAAATCTTTCAAAAAATTTTAGCCAGGGCACATAAAAAAATTAAGACCGCATCGCGACAGAAATTTAATAATGAATTTGTATTTTTTGTGGTTCCTGAATTTTTATTAGGTGTACCAAAATATGATGTGGGATTATGTACATCATGGGTCATTGAAAAATTATTGGACAATGGTTTCCATATTAAATACACACACCCTAATCTATTGTTTATTTCATGGAATCATTATATTCCAAATTTTAAAAGAAGCGAAATTAAAAAAAAATATGGTGTTAATATCGATGGCTTTGGCAATCTAAAAGAAAACAAAAATAAGAAAAAAAATGATGAACCTGAAAATGTGAATCTATTAATGTTTAACCAACAAAATAAAAAATTAAATGTAAAGAAAAAAAACGATCAATATACATCAATTTCTTCATATAAACCTACTGGTAACCTAATATACAATAAAGATTTACTACAAAGTATCGAAGATAAAACTAAAAAATAAGTTCTTTAAATATAATTTTTGTTAATTATATTTAACTATTTTCATACTTAAGCAACTATGTTTTTCACGTTAAATGACAATTATTTTACTATATAAAACCTTTAAGTTGATTATTAAATTTAAGTAATTAAATGTTTTTATACTTAAGCAATTTTCTTTTTTTTTCAAAAGTATTTTAGGATTTGTTATTTTGGACATTTAAAAATGTCCAAAATCATAAAACTGAGAAAAGTTCCTGAAAATAATCGTCCCACTAGATACTCTAGCGAAAATAATTATAAGGTTGAAATTTTATGTAGGTATTTTATGGTAAGGTTTTTTTTTCAAAAAAAAGTACAAAATTTATATTTTAAAACTAAAAAAAATGGATAAAAAAAAAAACGGCAAAAAACGGCAAAATATATACGATGATGCGAATTACTGATATAAATAACAATTATCATATGTTGTATGTGAAAATGTTATTGTAAAAAAAAAATGGATAAAAATGGATAAAAAAAAAACGGAGCAGGAGCTTGAATAACAAACTAAATAATTAAATAAAAAAACACCGCATAAAACAATGAATTATAATATATAAGTTTTAATCAAAAAGATATTAACAGTTTTTTTTATTATCCATATATATGAATAATAAAAAAAACGGGAAAAAACTGGAAATGAAATATCATTGTATAAAATGTGATTTCCACAGTAATGATAAATGCGATTACGAACGTCACTTATCAACTCGTAAACATAAAATGGATAATTTGGATAAAAAGGTGGATAAACTGGATAAAATGGATAATAAAAAAACTGGATTTTTATGCAATAAATGTGGAAGAAAATACAAATATCAGAGCGGTTTGTGTAAACACAAAAAAAAATGTCATTTATTAAAAAATAGAAAAATTAAAGTAAAACGAAAAAAAAATAAAAAAAATACGGATGATGAGAAAGAAATTTTAAAATCAGAAATAAAAGAATTAAGAACCATGATGAAGGAAATGATTAAAAAACAGGGAGAAACAAATGAAAATTATTATAAAACATTGGATAAAGCAATCGCAAAATCGGGGGATACATTCAATCAAAAAATGTCGATCAATGTTTATTTAAATGAGCATTGTAAAAACGCAATGAATTTGACAGATTTTTTAAAAGAATTAACGGTTTCTTTAGACGATTTACAATATACAAAGGAACACGGATATGTAAAGGGTATTAGTAATATTTTTATGAAACAATTGGAAGGTCTAAAACCAACAGAAAGACCGATACATTGTAGCGATACGAAACGATTGCAATTTTATATTAAAGATGAAAATAAATGGGGGAAAGATAATTCACACGAAAAAATAGATGAATCAATACAAGATATTACTATCAAACAAATTAAACATATTAGAGAATGGGAGAAGGAAAATCCAAATTATTTAAAAGATGAAAAATTATTAATCGAGTGGCACGGTATGGTTCATAATGCAATGGGCGATGATGACAATGATATGTGTAACAAAAACAATAAAAACATTAAACAAGAAATAGGTAACACTATAGAAATACAAAAACAACTTACAAATGATTAAATTATAATTAATAAATTTAATCATTTTCTAATTTTAATTCTCACCCAATGTCGTATTTATTTCTTGTATTCTTTTAATTCTTTTGTCATCATATTCTTTCCATTTTATCCACGCTGTGCAAAAAGAGTCTAAACCTTCATAATAATTTTTGTGTATGTCATCGAAAATTTTTTTTTCTTCCTCTGCGGTTTGTTTAAATTTATTTACACCATCAACCGTGGATTCAAAATTATCTCTATTGTAATTGGTATGATACAAAATAATTTCATTAATATCAAATGTCCATAAATTTATGTTATTTGGGCCATATTCTTTTTTCTCTATATGATTTAAGTCATCTTTTACATTCATAATTTTTATTTTTTCAGTATTTTTTATAGGATTTGTATAAAGTTGAAAAAACTTAATTAATTTAAATATATGCGTATTGTTAATCTCGGTGTTCTTACTCCTATTTTCAACATCCTCAAATAGTGCTGACACTTCATTTCTGATTTCACTATTATCGTTAAGCGCATATACAGGTCCCGTCTCCCGTAAATTTTTATTTATATAGTCAACAGCCTTAAATGACTTATCACAGGTAATAAAAGGTAAACTATTTATTAGAAATCTACCTTCTTCAAGTATAATTTTTTTTAAATCGTCTCTAGAAGAAGGTTTGGTAGTTAAATCAGTATTTAATAATAATTGTAAGGTCATTTCAAATCGATATAACGATTGCATTATATGAACATAAACTGTAAAAATACACGGTAAATTTTCCAATTGTTTTTTTAACGTCTGCATATTTCCTTTTTGTTTTGTTTTTTGTTCAATTGTTATTGGAAATTCTTTATAAAAAGCTTCTTCTGATAATACCTTTGTACTTAATTCGCCATATCTTACATTTTTATAATTTTTACATTTATCTTGGTAGGTTTTATTTGTGCGTGTTGGATATTCAAGTAATCTATTTTCGTGATAAATCCACGGATGTCCAAAATCAAATATATTTATTTTAACGTCATCTTCATTTAATACTACAGATATACTAGAACCAATAAAACCAAATTTGGTAGGAGACTCTGCTTTCATTTTATCAGCAAATTTTTTTAATTCAACGACTTGTGTATCCATTTTGCCAATAACTTTTTGACGTTTATTATGGTCATCTGCACCTGCACCAAAATACGAAAACATTTCTGTAAACATTAACATTGGTTTAATTCTATAATTTTGTTGTTTTTCATGTTTACCAGTTATCTTTTGTACACATTGTGTTAGATAAGAAGTATTTAGAAAAATATTCTTGAAATCATTTTCTTGCTTTAGTAATATGGCAATTAATTTTGTCATTTTTTCATTTCCACTTACCCCTTCTAATCTAAATCCATCATTAAATGATATGCTTGCACAACAATCTGTTTGACCCTGCTTACAAGTAGAAATCTTTCCTTTATCTTCTTTAAAAACAGTTTTTTTACCAATTTTTATATCATAGAAACGAGTGGGTTGTGCGTTTTCCCTATCGGGTTTTATAGTTTCAAAAGGATTTTCCATAGTAAAATACAGTTTTCCTTCAAATTTTTCCTCGTTTCCATAAACAATCCGCGGAGGCACAGTTGATTTTTGTGTAGGAATTTTATACATCCATTTAGTTGCAAATTCATTCGAGAGTTCATTCGAGAGTTCATCTTCATCTGTTAAATTGTCATTAAATAAATAGTCATTAAATAAATCGTAAATAGATTTTTCTAATAATCCTATCATATTTTCTTTAATACAATCATCGTGATATTTGGTAATATGATATGTTTTTTTCTTATCATTGAGTGGTTTAAACTCTTTTAATGTTATTGCGCTTTTATATTGTAAATCATACAATGATATCATATTTTTTTCATCACTACTTAAATCATAACAATTTTCTCCTACTGGATTGTTAAAAAATACTTTAGCAGACCATTTTTTATTTCCATCGTTAAATGTTGCAAGTGCTCCGGGATGTCCAGCAGCCCCTTTAATAGGTTTAAAATTTGTCGGCATTCCTTCAGCTAAAATAGGTGTAAATGAAAACGCAGCTGATATGGGAGGTATAATAACTTCTTCTACTTCTTCTTTCTTTTCTTCTGTTTGTTCAAGAATATCTGCTTCTTGTGCGGCTATTAGTGCGTCTTCTGCTCTTTTTCTTTCTGCTTCTTCAGCAAGGCGCAATCGTTCTGCTTCTGCTTCATGGCGCAATCGTTCGGTTTCTTCTGCTGCTGCTTGTGCGGCTTGTTCTGCGTCTTCTGCTCTTTTTCTTTCTGCTTCTGCTGCTGCTTGTTCTGCTTCTTGTATTTTTCTTTCTGCTTCTGCTCTCTCATGTGCTACTGCTTCTTCAGCAAGGCGCAATTGTTCTGCTGCTGCTTCATGGCGCAATCGTTCGGTTTCTTCTGCTGCTGCTTGTGCGGCTTGTTCTGCTTCTTCAGCCGCTTTTCTAGCTGTTTCTTCTTCTTGTCTTTTTTGTTCTGCTATTGCGGCTTCTTCAGCTTTTTTTGTGTTTGCGGAAATAATAGTTATTATTGCTTGAATTTTCCCTTCAATTAGTGCTAAGGTCTCACTATTTAATTCTTTATTTGCACATGTTCCATTTTTCATTGCTAATAAATCGTTTTGGAAATTTTTTAATATAGTATTGTTTTCAAATTCATTGTTTGTTTCACTTGTTTTCCATTTTTTCGAAATAGTATTCCAATCATCAATACATTTTTTTTGTTCATATATTATCGTTTGTTTACGTTTTTCTAAATTTTTTATATGCATAGTTAATGGATTTAATTGAATATTACTACAAGTTTTATTTGTTTCTAACAAATCATTACCAGTGTTTATTTCGCTTTCTATAGTAACAATTGAAGCAAATTGTTTGACATCTTTACTTATAAAAGCTTTAATATTTTCTCTACATTGTTTTGCTAATTCATTAGTGCTTGCTTGTTCTTCTGCTTTTTTTTCTAATTCTGCTTGTTCTTGTCTTTTTTGTTCTTGGTCTGCTTTTTCTTTTGCTTTTTGTTCTTCAAGCTCTTTTTGTTTTTGTTCTTCTTCTTGCTTTTTTCGTTCTTCTGCTTCTGTTTTTTTTCTTTCTGCAGCTATTCTATTACCTTCTCCGAATTTTTTTTCATGTAATTCTTTCATTTTGTCTTTAAGAACATTTTGTACTTTTTTACAAGTGTCCATAAAATGACCATAGTCTTCTAATTTTTGACACTTCTCTAATGTTTCTCCATAATTATTAAGCATGGTATTTAATTCTTTTATTTTGTCATCCGAAAAACCTTTATTTGCATTTAAATTATGACATTTATTTTTAAAATTTGTATAATCATCCATATTGGTAAATTGATCAATATTTTTATTACACAATTCTAAAATGTCATTCGAATATTTATTCTGTTCTGCTTCTTCATCTGCTTTTCTTTTTGTTTCTTCTTCAAGGCGTTTTCTTTCTGCTTCTGTTTCTTCGTCTGCTTTTTTTTTTGCTGCTGATTCTTTTTCAGCTGCTTTTCTGGCTTTTCTTGCTTCAAATTTTGTTATAATCTTATCTAATTCTTTTTTCTTTTCTTCATCGTCATCACATTTTACCTTTTTGTCGTTCCATAACGTTTCAAGATTTGCTTTTCTATTTTCCGAACGTGCTGGGTTTTTTTTCCAACTTTCATTAAATCTATCACAAATTTCTTTTTTTTTAGCTTCTTCTTCTTGTTTCTTTTTAGCTTCTTCTTCTTGTTTCTTTTTAGCTTCTTCTTCTTGTTTCTTTTTAGCTTCTTCTTCTTGTTTCTTTTTAGCTTCTT